GGCGTTGAGGTACATACGGCATCCAACCCGTTCGAATTGACCATGTACCGGCCCCTTGTTTACAAGGCGCTGGGTGATCTTTCGGCGGGCGTGCCTTCATCGTACCCCAAGAATGTTTACTCGGTCGTCACCCGTAAGGGTATTGAAGTCTACGCAGGCATTCGGCGTATCATGACGATTAAAACCGTCTTTGATATTCCTGCCGGCGGAGAAGTCATCGATCCGGAAAGCATTTCGGCAGCTCTCGTAGCTCATGCGGCCCTTCTGCATGTGAATGCAGCGGCAATCCGCGACTCGCTCATTACGGGTGCGATTTAATCGCACCTTATGTTCCTCTTCATTGAGGTTCGTATGAGGCTACTTCGGCGTTTCGCTAAGTTCCTGATTAATCTCAGGTACCGACGTGAACGTCGAAAGTAGTTAGAGTAAGAACTAACATCAGCCACAAGCTAACAAACTGATATAAAAGGATAGTAAGACATGACGATCAACCCACGTGCTCTTTATTCCGACCTCCTTAATGACCTGACCGATCATCTTATGAGAATCGACTCGAGTCCAAAAGACACTCCTTTCACCCTAGGCTTACGCCGTTGGGCTAAGGAAGCTGCGCTTATGTTCAAGAGCGATAATCTCATTGGGTTATCTGTTGATGAGGTCGCATGTCGATCATTGGCCCAATCTTTCCTGAAGAAATTCGTGGAAATGAAGGCCCCTGATGCAGACGTGCGTGCTTTATCGAAGTTCCTTCACGCTAATGAAGCGTGCGCGAAATGGTCAGCACAACGTGACTTGTTTTCTTGGCAAGAAGAGCTCGTCGGATCATTGAAGATGGAGTTATCCAAATTCTTTGATCACGATTCGTTCTTCGAGTACAAGGATGTCTTCGACAACGGGGACTTAGGACCAGGGGTTAACCTCGGATCTCGCGGTACAGATTTCTATACCAAGATGTTCGATGGTCCCTTGACCTGCACAAGTGCTCATCTGTATTCGCTTTACAGCGCGTACAGCAGGACTACACAACGCCACCGCTTCGCCGAGAATCGGCGGACCAAGCGGTACGGCGCGTATAGTCTCGTCAGAGGTAATCGCCTTAGTTACGTTCCTAAGAACAACGAAATCAGTAGAACCATCTGTGCCGAACCAGTGCTGAACATGTTTTGTCAGCTTGGTTTTGGACGCTTAATTGAACAGCGTCTTCGACACAGGTCTGGTATTGATCTTGCTGATCAACAGGCCTGGAACCGTCGGCTTGCGTTCATCGGCTCGCTCCCTATGGGCCCAATGTATGCTACATTGGACCTGGAGTCTGCTTCTGATCGTACATCTGTCGGTCTTGTTCGGGAATTGCTCCCCGCGCATATTGTCGATTGTCACCTATTAAAGTACCGCTCACCGGAAGTTGAACTTCCAAGCGGGCTCTACGTAGAGCTAGGGATGTTGTCGTCGATGGGGAATGGTTATACCTTTCCCTTGATGACGGCCCTCTTCTACTGTGCTGTGGCTTCTGTGTACAGGTCTCTCGGTATCGTCCCTAGATGCCGAGGCTCTGACGCTAATTGCGGCGTGTTTGGCGACGACATAGTCGTTGTCCCCGAGTCCGTCCGACGCCTTAAATGGCTACTCGGATGGATGGGTCACGTCGTAAATGAAGCCAAGTCCTTCTCCGAAGGACCGTTTCGCGAGTCTTGTGGGGGCGACTATTATATAGGTCGTCCCGTCCGTGG